GCAAGAGCCGTGAAATATGCATCGATGACCGTGCCTTGCGTTATGCCTTCAGGTGTTGCAACATCGGTAGCCAAAAGGGTGAATGTTGCACCATCATACTTATACAACTCAACATAGAATGAAGGCGTGCCACCACTCGATGACGCACTAAAATAAAGTTCAAGGTTGAAGTTTCCACCCGGCACAAGTAACACATTAGGGTCGTTTGCATCAGTAATAAACTGCGCGATTAATCCATTGCCTGCCGCATTAGTTCGTGTAAAGTCCGTGCCTGCACCAAATACAGCCGTCTTGCTCATTTGGTAGTAGGTGCTGCCGCCTATTGTACCTTGATTGATTGAGCCATTGAGGTAGTAGCTAACTGATGAGCCGCCACCACTTGTTTGAGGCATTGTGCGTAGTGCGCCTGTGCCATCTACATATTGATCTATAGTACCATTTGCCGAAACCGCAAGTGTGCCTGTATTGGTAACGGGTGAACCTGCCACGCTGAATGCAGGATTTGCAGGCGCAGGCATTGAAAGTGCAACGCTTTGCACCGTTCCGCTACCACCTCCCGAAGGCGTTGCCGCAATCCATACACCTGTTGCAGTATCAAAGGTTAAGACCTGCCCGTTTGTTGGTGTGGGCGCATTGACATCTTGTAGCCAGTCGAGTTCAATAAAACCATTTTTCCAAACACCAGCCAAATAATACAACGAATTATAATTTGCAGGAGCTGCTGCGCTGACATCTGCTAAATCGTCAATGTTAACGGGGATAAATGGCTTGTTTAATATCTCAGCCAAACCACTAACCGCATTCCAATCACTATTGACTTGTGCCGCAGGAATGGTTGGCTTGTTTAGTATTTGATAGTCACCGCTCGATGCATTCCAATCAACAGGCGTTTGACGCAACCTATAACCTACCGCAACAAGTGTCCAGTACGTTGTGTTGGTTGGAAGTAATGCATCATTATTTGCAATGCATCGATACACGTTGCCGTTGTACCACACCCTGTCACCTACTACATATTGGTTGCCTGTTGCAGTTGTGTGGTTAGCGTTGTATTCAGTGCTTACAAATTCACCACCGCCACCACCGCCACCTGTTGAATCAATTTGCACTTGCCCATTGCCTAAATCCGTAATGGTAATGTTCGTGCCTTCAACTAAGTCAAGCAGCGTTTGAACCACATTGTCAACGCCATTGGTGCGTAGTGTTATGCCATAGCCTGTGCCTTCACCACCTGAACCACTTGCACCACCAACCGACCATATAGCAGGGATGTCGCATGCTGACCAATCCCACGGAACGGAAAGCTTCAAGGTAAACGCAACACCCGTGACCGTGTTCTTCTGCTCTTCCATGAATGGCTCAAAGGTCGGCGTTTCAAGTAGCTGAACATCGAACCCAAACAATTCAAGTCCATTCTTGACTTCAGCTATTAAGTCCTGCCCTAATCGTATGCAATCACTTATGACCTCGCGTTGGTACTCTGCCTTGTATTCCTTGTCGCGTGGGATGTCCGCAAACATGATGTGGAAACCAAAGTTCATTGCGCCTGGCACCGGCTCAATCGTGTCGGGCGTAACGTGCATGAACGGATATTGATCGTCCTGAAGTTGGTCGCTCATATCAATCTGCCCGTGCGTGAACCGCCTAATCAAAAAGTGACCTGCGGCAAATGCCTCAAGTCGATTAATTAGTACGTTGTAACTATAGTTGTAACTTGTCATCTGTTCCTTTTTTTCATTTCTACTTTCTGCACGTACACATAGTCGGCTAAGTATGTCAAGTGCGTAAATACTTCAAATGCGTTGCGCTCGGTTACCGCATCAAACTTCGTTATGTCCCTGTCCGCTAAACTTTCGATGATGTGAAACCATCCATAGACCTCTAAGCCGTCTGGTGTTCCGCTGTCATCTCCGCCACTATCTCCGTTATCTCCTTTGCCAAATATTCGAGGGAACTGTTGTACAGCTCGATTTCTAAACTCGAAAAAAAAAGCAGCACATTCAGTACATGGTCTAAGGTTAGTTCTTTTACCGCATCCACATACTTGCGCTTTGCCTCGGTCTTGTATGGCTCAATGTCGTAGTAGTTGCCGAACTTAGCCTTAATGGGGCGGTATAGGATGCACATCATCTTAAGTGCAGCCTCACCATTCACCTTACCATTTTGGTAAAGGTTGGTGCATGCGCTATCCAAGTCAACGTATTCACCAAAAGTCATCTCTTGCAGGTTAGGGATAAAACCTAACTCAATCGCGTTGGCTCGCACCTTACGTTCAAAGTCATTACTACCTAACTTAATGGCTGCTTCAAACTGCATGATGATTTCGTCAATGATGCTCGCCTGTAGTAGTCGTATGCTTTCGCTGCTCTTGCCTGTGATGATATGCACCTGCTCAACCTTATCGACCGCGTTTTGGTAGTCGATGTACTTGGCAAGTGATACACCTTTGGCATTTGCTGCTATGTTTAGCTTTAACTTCATGTTGTGTCTTATTGTAGTTTTTGATTCCTTTTTGTTACAGGTCTGAATGCACGTTGATAACGACCGGTGCTTTTGAATCGCCAGCCATCGTCACACGTGCCTGTTTTGGTTTGAAGTATTCAAGCAGCGCAGTGTAGTGTTTGATGTATTCTTCATCTTCCATGTCATTCATGATGCGCATGCACTTGGCTGCACCTTCCTGCACAAACCATTCGCCTAACTCGTTCCACATCTTTGTCTTTTCACTAACCGCTCCTTTCGGTTTTAGACCACCATGCCCTGGAAGCAAGCGGCCTTTGTCGTTTCGTGTCTTTTCCATATCGTTCGATAAGATATTGTTATTTGCTATCTATTTTGTTTAGCTGCCTGCGAAACTCGTTTATCAAATCGCGTATGCACGATGCACAGCCTGATGCTTGCTCATGCTTGCCTGTCATTTTGCTCGCCCACTTGTACAACTGCTGCAAATCATGCGCTTCAATCTTATTCGCCTTATGGATGCGGTGAATAAACTCGTTTAACTCCGCAATCTCTTCCTGCTTCCAGTCAAGTGCAAACCATTTATGTGCCGGGCATGATGCAAATCGGAACATAGTCTTGATGGGCATGATGCAACCGCACAGCTTTATCTTCTCCTTGTAGTACGTAACGCTATTCTCTTCAAGATCTACAGTATTGCCCACGATAAGTGTGCCGCATGACTGCGTTAATGGCTTGAAGAACTTGCACTTTTTACAAATCGCCAGCCTCTCTCTTTGAATGTGCAGCGGCACGTTGAAGTTCAACATAGGTTCTAATCTTTTTTAATGCACGGTGTATGGCTGTGCGCAGGTACGGGTAGGGTATGCCTGTAGTCGCGCTCAGTTCTTTGTAGTTAAAGTCGGGTTTGCTATAAAGACGCAGCAGGATTGCATCGAACTCATGCATGCGTCCTATTGCGCTGTACAAATACTCACCATCTATGAATGCACCTATCCATGTTTCATCCTGCTTTGAGTCTTCAGCACCTTTCTCGGTATGCAACTCGTAATACTTGCGGTACTTTATCGCGTAATCGCTGCGGTTGCTGTGCCAACTTAACCACAATGCACGGTTTACATATTGCTCCACCTTACCCCTGCACACGATGTCTTGCACATCCTGCTCTGGTCTATCCATGAGCCTGGCTAATACCTCATGCAGTAGATCACTTCCTTTGCTTTTATCGTGTGCAAGCCTTGTAGCCTTGTCTAGCCATGCGTTGTAGTGCTTTTGTATGTTGTAACTAACGCAGTCGATTTGTTAAAGGTTGTTAAATTTTACGGGTAAATAGTTGCACCATTGAAACTTTAGTGTAGATTTGTACACGTCAAAGATAATCAATAACTATTTAAATCAATAACCCATGTATTTCACTTTTGAATTCGACTGCGAAAACGCCCCAATGCTTCTGACAATTAATGTTACCTATAGCATGTGGAACTGGCAAGGTAATCACGATGAGCAAGACGAACTTGAGATTAATGATAGCAAGTACACAGTAATGTGTGGTCGCTTAGATTTGACCGAATACATTAAGTCATGCACGGATGAAAAGCTAATCACCGAAATCGAAGACGCTGTGAACACAGCTATTTGGAATGACTACAACAACAAGTAAACAATTTAAAAATCAATACAATGACAACAATTGAAGTAAACAACTACCACCCAGTGGTAAACGAAACAACCCAAATCACATTGCCTTTTTTCTACACTTGCGGAAATTTTGGCGATATCTACTGCTGCATGTCTGCGGACATGGTATTAACTACCGTTATAGGTTACAGCACCAACAAGCAGATTGAAACTCGTAAATACGATGAGTCAATACAGGTGCAAGCACGACTTGAAATCGATATGCGCGATAAGCGTTATAGGGCTATTGATGAAAGTGTATTCATGCACATGTTTAGCGAAGCCCACCGCGAAGTGTTCTACGCTGTTAACCCTGATTTAAAACCTAAACTATGAGACAAACCAATCAATTAAACGGATTGATTGCACGCACGGTGGGGAGCAAAGCTGCTCTCCTTCGTGCTATGCAACGAAGCAACACACCCATAGTCAAAAAGACACTGCACAACTGGTGTGTTGACCCGGGCAGCATCAAGCTAAGACAACTGATGAATCTCAGCCAAGTGCTTGAGTTGCCACTATGCGAAGTCATTAATTCAATAACAATTAAAAACGAAGGCGATGAGTAAAGAAGAAACACTTGAAGAGGCTGCTGCAAAATATGTAGAAACTAAATGGGAACCAGCGCAAGAGGAAAATGGAGAAAGTTTTATTGCAGGTGCTAAATCAGAAGCGGCAAGAGATTATTGGTTTGAACAATTCAAAAACAAAGGAGGTAAACAATGACCATACAACATCCCACAGCAAAGCAGGTTGCGTACATCAGGCGCAATATCAACAAGCTTCCCTTTCACGTTATGCGCAACCAACTACGGGTAAGTGTAGGCGTCATGTACGAATGGGTAAAGAACGTATACCAACCCGATAAACAGGTTATAGTGGACGAGGATGGGCAAGAGTTGCATAATGCCTATTTGGTTACGCTAAACGGCTTTAACTACATCGTCAACTTTAGCGTTGCGGTTGAATACCCAACTATCCAGTATTGCGGTCATCGTATTGGCTTCGATTACGAGGTAAGCAAGTTAGGCTATTGGGAATATAACCATTTGCGCAACAACATACCTACCATCAACATCAAGACCGATGCGAACTACGTGGCTAACTTTTGGGCAACTACTAAACTATGGCACGAATGAAGCATGACGAAAGCAAAATGCAGCAGCAATGTGTTGAGTGGTTTCGCTATTCATTCCCACGCACATTGATCGCTTCCTTTCCTAACGGAGTTTTCATTGGCGGCACACCGGTGCAACGTGCCAAACGATGGAACATACTCAAGGCAGAAGGTGCAATGCCCGGCATGCCCGACCTGATGATATGCATGGCATCGTCTGGACATCATGCACTATTTATCGAGATGAAAACCGAAAAGGGAAAGCTTTCGGACACGCAGAAAATCGTTCACGCACAACTAATCAATGCAGGATACTGCGTGAAAGTGTGCAGGTCATTTGAAGAATTCACGCAAACAATCAAAAAATACTTAGAGCAATGAGATATGAAGAACCCGAATGCGACACAAGCAATAGTAAGGTATTATTGATACTGGCTGTTGGTGTTATGATAGGCTTTATGATTGCCACAATTATTTGGAAGTAGATATAGATTAACTATATTTGCGAAGCGTACCCTTATGAAAAACATTTCAAATCCCATCTTCACTGCATTGCCATAGCCATTCGGCTAAGGGTACGCCTTTGCATGTGAAGGTGGGTATTTTATTTTTATCTTATGATGGATGCATTAGCATTGCGTGAAAACGCACAGGCGCAATTGGCGCAAATCAAAACACTTGAATCGGGTGTTGATTATCTTAACAAAGTCAAAGCAATTGAAGTATGGGCAAAGGCAGAAAAGAAAGATGCCGAATTGCAAAATATGATTGCTGAACAGAAGATACGCACGCAGCGAATCTTAGGACAGTTGTTGAAGGAAAGTGAGGTAAGTAAAACTAGTGGCAATGTAAATCAGTATACAAAAAGTGCCTTGGTCGAAGACGCCAACCAAGGCAAAACTAAGTTATCTGATTTTGGATTGACCAAAGACCAGTCATCCACTTTCCAAAAGATTGCGGCACTACCTGAAGAAGTCTTTGAACGTGAGATTGCAGTCGCCAAAGAAGAAAGTGAAAAGCGTGTTGAATTAACTACGAGCCGGGTGTTGTTTGCTGCTAAAGAGTACGAGCAACAAAAGAAAAAAGATGATGCGCAAATTACCACACGTGACCAACAATTGATTGAAGCTTTGAAGCGTGGTGAAACTGTTGTAATAAATCAAAAAGTTGATTTAGCGGCAATGAAATACGCAGAAGAACAAGGCAAGTATATCCGTTGCGATCGCTTCAGTGATTTCGGTAATCCGTTTGAAATGGATAAGGATGGTGACCGGGATGAGGTATGTGATAATTACGAGCAACACTACCTACCATTTAAACCAAGCATTCACAAACAACTTGCAAAACTAAAAGGCAAAGCACTTGGTTGTTGGTGCGCACCGCTTCGCTGTCATTGTGATACGTTAAAAAACCTTATTGATTCAAATAAATAATAAATACCATGTTAAAAAGTACATTTGACTTATCGTGCGCTGTAACGATTATAGGCGCATTGGACATCATTGAAAATGCTCAAATTCAATCTGACTGTAATGATGTTTTAGAAACACCAAGTAGATATGCAGCTGACTTTAAAAAACAAATCTACGCTGGAGAAATACAAGGTTTGATTTATTACCAAATAGATGTAGAATTAGCATTTCAATTATATCGTTTTTTTGCTGATTGCGCAGAAAAATGGGGTGATTATGGTCCTTGCAATGGTGGACTATTATGGCAATGCATGGAAGATTGTATTTATGTTCTTTTAGCTCAAGCAGATAAAGATGTTTTAAATACTATTGAGAATCATAAATCCTTACCTGTATGAAAACAATTCGATTTCTGCAAATAGCTATTGCTCAATTTGAGATGAACAACAAGCTTGGCGGTTATTACCATTGCAGCATCGGTTTGAATTTGGATACGAATGAACTCACAAGGTTGTATCCAGTTGCAGTGAATAGCATGTATAAGCATTGCAAGTATGAAATACAGGTTGAACCGATGACATGCAGGCGTGAGCATTCATACAAGCCGGTGCGAATTCGTTTCATTGGAAAGCAACAACGTGAAGAAACCGATTTGCTACTTAACAAGATACCAATTACAACTATTGATAGGCTCAATGATGACCGCTTGTCAATGGGTATTGTGGATGCGTCAAGTAAAAAGCTATTGGTGCAAACCAACATGCAAGAAGTGTACGCAACCCAGTCTTGTTTATTCGATGATGTGGCTATTGCAAAACCAATAATACGTAGCCATGCCGACAGCGTGCATAAAGATATCCGCATCCAGTTTGCAGATAAGCGCACAGATCAAGGTTATCGGAATTTAAGTTACAATGAAAGTCATTTCTACATCGGACTTGAACGCAATGGCTGCTTGCCCGACACGTACAATAGTTGCAAATGGAATAGATTAATTGTCGGCAACTTGCGAAATCATCGCAGCACTTTCATAGGTTTGTGTTTATTCAAATCAATACAATAACAACATGGCACAAGACCCGGCATTTCTTTTTTACTATCAAGATTTCTTAGTTGGCACTGATGATATGGACAATGATGAAGTGGGGGCGTACATACGCTGCCTATGTCATCAAGCATCAAAAGGATGCATCAGTGAAAAACATATGATGAAGATATGTTTAAGACAGGATGTGTACACTACCGTATCACAAAAGTTTTCGCGCAATGAAGATGGCAACTATTGCAATGAGCGTTTGATGCTTGAAATCAGCAAGCGTAAAGCATTTGCCGAATCAAGACGAAACAATAGAATGAAAAAAACAAGTGATATACATATGTCGAAGACTAGTAAAACATATGTTCCACATATGGAAAATGAAAATGAAAATGAAAATAAAGATGTAAATAAGAAAAGGGTAAGTCGCAAAATGTTTGTGAAGCCGCATGAGAATGATGTGTACAACCTGATGGGTGAACTGAACATGCAAGGCAAGAACTTTATGACCGAGGATAAGTTGGTTAATTTTGCACGCACGTTTATGGATCACTACGAATCCAATGGATGGGTGGTGGGCAAAGTACCAATGAAGGATTGGCAAAGCACAGTGCGCAACTGGATGCGCAAAGAATGGGACAAGTTAAAAAATCAAAAACCAAATCAATATGCAAAACAACCAACTACAACAGCAGAACACGTTGCAAAAGCTGAACAACTTTTCCGCGATGCAGTCGCTATCAGTAACGCACGCGATGCAGCAAGACAAGATAGCACTGCTTCGTAAGTTAGACAGGCAAACCACTAAAGTAAAAATCATGCAGCTTGTTACTCGATGCACGCAACTGCTCAATGTGCAGAACAACATGAATGCAATGCAGATTGAATTCTGCGCTGAAAACATCATGGAAAAGATGTGGATGTATTCACTTGAAGATGTGCAGTTGTGTTTAGATCGCGGTGCGATTGGTGCGTATGGCACAATCTACAACCGCATCGACCCGGCTACGGTGCTTGCATGGTTTCCACTTTACGACCAAGAAAGGCAAGTAGTGTGTGATACCATTAACGAAAACGAAAAGCAAGCCAACAACATCTACGAAATGTTCCAACATCACCAGGTGCTTGAGGCTATTCAGCAAACTGCGGACAAGTTGAAGATTGAAGAAGCACCGGCACGGGAAGTGAAGCGCAGTGAGGTTAGCGCATTTGAACAAAAGCTAATGACTGAATACGATGCGCTGCCGCAATGGAATAACGACATGCGCTTTCGGGTGTACAAGAACACACCTTACCAGTTCAACGAGTACCGCAAGGAAAGGTACATGGAAGAAATCAACAAGCAAAATGAATACTAACATGCAGTACGACAAGCAGCGCGAAACCGAACTACTACGCAAGTTGTTTGTGTTAACAGCTAAACGCAGCATGCGTCCTGCAATGAGTGATAATATGGCAATGCGTCTTATCTTTGAGGAGTTACTTTTACTAACGGACAAAGATGAATACAGGCTATGACAATAGGCGAATTGTTTGATAGGTTGGCTGATTATCCTGATGAGATGGAAATCTACATTGGCTTCATCGACATCCACAGCATCCACCTTGAGCAGTTTGAAATAATTGAAACAACGGACTTGAACGGACATAAAACAATCGCACTCATGTCCGATGACATCGCAATAATTAACAATTAATACAATGAGTAACTATCAAATGCAAGAGGGTCAGTTCACCCTATTCAAGAACAACAAGACAACCAACAACGCACCTGAATACACGGGTGAGATTATGGTCAACGGCAAGAAGATGCGACTGGCTGCATGGGTTAAGGAAGGCAAGAGCGGTAAGTTTTTTAGCGGCAAGATGTCTGAGCCTATGCAACAACGGCAACAAGAAGACGATTCACAAGGCACAGGTGATTTGCCGTTTTAAAAAGGATTAGTCAGGTGGCGGAATGGCAGACGCTGATGTTCAGATAGATGTTGAGTTGAATTTCAACACAATTACAGGTTCGAATCCTGTCCTGACTACAGAAGGTGTCAACCCCGAAACATTGAAAGAAAAAGTTGATGACGGCTCGGAAAGACGAGCAACATGGTCATATGGCAGAGTGGCTTAATGCTGAGCATACATAGAGTGGATGGGTGGTTTGTATGGAACCGACATTGTACCCATTTGCCCACAGGTTCGACTCCTGTTGTGACTACAAAAGATTATGATAGAATACCTGCCGAAACAAAACGAAGCACTGCGTGTGTTGGGTAATTCACACCCGGCACGTGTGGTGCTTTTCGGTGGTGCAGCAGGCGGAAGTAAGTCATTCATTGGTTGTGCATGGCAAATAAGCCGCAGGTTTAAGTATCCAGGCACGCGAGGTCTGATAGGTCGCAGCAAGTTGGATACGTTAAAGAAGACCACGCTGAAGACATTCTTTGAGGTAGCGCAGATGTTTGGTCTTGCACCCAACGAACACTACACCATTAACAATCAAACGCACGTTATCACCTTTAGCAATGGCAGTGAGATAATCCTGAAAGACTTGTTTGCTTATCCGAGTGACCCTGAATTCCACGCACTCGGTGGACTGGAGTTGACTGATGCGTATGTGGATGAAGCTGCGCAGGTATCAAAAAGAGCAATTGACATTTTGCAATCGCGCATCCGTTTTAAGCTACGCGAATTTGATTTAGCACCAAAGATGCTACTCACTTGCAATCCTTCCAAAGGATGGCTTTACAATGAGTTTTACGCACCATTCAAAGCAGATAACTTAGCGCAGCACCTTGCATTCATCCCATCGCTGCCGACCGACAACCCACACTTACCTGAGAGCTACATCGAAACACTTGAACGGCTGCCCGAAATAGATAGGCGAAGGCTGCTGTATGGCGATTGGGAATACGATGAGAGCGTGGACAACCTGTACCAATACGATGACCTTGTGCGTTGCTTCCGGGAAGAGGATGCCAAAGGTGATAAGTTCATCAGTGCCGACATCGCACGACTTGGAAAAGATAGGAGCGTCATCTGCGTGTGGCATGGTTTGCAGTTAATGGAGATACACGAGCTGCGCAAGCAACCAATAACAACTGTTGTCGCTACCATTCGCCAATTGTGCGACAGGCATGCTATCAAATTAAGCAATGTGATCTGCGATGAAGATGGTGTAGGCGGTGGCGTGGTTGATAGCTTGAAGTGCCGGGGCTTCCTTAATGGCGGCAGAGCCAAGCAATCGGATAAGTTCACCAACCAAAAGGCAGAGTGCTATTTCAAGCTTGCCGAATTGATTGAGCAGAATAAAGTAATCTTCAAAGTGAATCAGTTCCGCGATGTTATCGTGCAGGAACTGGACATGATACGCAGAAGACAACCCGAAGCCGATGGAAAGTTAGCTGTAATAGGCAAAGACGAGATAGCACGCATGCATGGCAAGTCACCTGACTATGCTGACGCCATCATGATGCGCATGTACTTTGAACTATTCCCGAATTACGGCAGCTATAGTTGGGCGTGACCTTTCAATTTTAACAATTTTTAACAGGGTGAGTGTAAGTAGTTGCACTATCTTCGCCCTATCAATAACAATAAATCTTATCACATGAAAAAAGCATCTACCATTCTCCGTTA